GAACGCCGGCCCCAGCGCCGCGATTTCTCGGTCCGTCATCGGATGCCCTCCGATGAACGATCTTATTCACCGGCAAGGAACCCGCGCTGTAGTGCTAAGGCCTTGCCGAAGGAGCGTGACGACCGGGGATACACTAGCCGTCAGAATCCGATCCAGGTGGCGAAGTGGATCCTCTCCACAAGGTTGGAGGAGCGTCCCGCGGGCTATTTCCTTGATGGACGTCCCGCCAAGCTGAACCTGATCATGCGGGAGACGAACCGCGTCCGTGTTGCGTCCGGGATGGAGCAAATCGACACCAACCCGGCCTGGGTAATCAATGACTGACGACTTCCCTCACATGGACGAGCACGGCCGGAAGTGCCGGCTTGAGACCGACGAGGAAGGGCGGACAGTGAGGATCTACCCGAAGCGGTACGCCAGGGACGCCAGCGTGCAGGCTTACACGGCGAGGCCGAGCGTCAGGCGTCAAAAGCCCTCTTGAAGGCCTCCGCTTCCGCCTTGCTCCGGAAGGACTGAATGCCCGACGGCACGGGGTGGACATACCGCGCCCCCTTCTTCTTCGGCCGGCGGTAGAGATAGCACTTCCGACCGATGACGACGGCGTACTGCTTCTTGTCGTGGGTGTGCTGGATCATGCCTCGCTCCTTTTCTTCAGCATCGCATCAGCAAAGGCATACGCCGTATCGGCATGCCACGTCTGGGTGACGTCCGGCCCGTAGCCTTCCTTGACAGCGTCTTTGGCGATCTGCTGGTTGGCGAGAAGTCCTGTTAAAGCTGCTGCCGCGAAGTAGTCGCGCAGGGTCATGCCGGGTTCGGGGCAGTTTGGAGTAGGCCACGCTACCGGAAACGCTGGCGGGTTCTCGGGATTCCGGTCAGTCATGGGCGGCCTCCTCGAACAGCGGAAGCATCCCGAGGGCGTGCATGTACGTGTCGAGGATCGTTTCTTGCTCCTCGCGCTCGGATTCGTCCTGCTTGCGGATCTTCAGAATGGTGCGGATGGCCTTCACGTCGTAACCATTACCCTTGGCTTCGGCGAACACTTCGCGGATGTCGGCGGCGGTGCCCGCCTTCTCGGATTCCAGGCGTTCGACTCGCTCTATGATGGATCGAAGCCGGTCAACAGCCACCCCTCCCGCACGATTTGATGTACTCGATTTGGTGGTGCTTACGGTACGTGCTTGCATGTCTTTTCTTTCTCAATAAGGTTGATTGCGTTAGCGTCTACTTGAAATGCGTGAGCGATGACTCGGTGCGGGACGTGCAGCTCGCGGAGTCGCCGGATGATAGGAATGTCGCGGTCAGTCAGCTTCGCCAGATGAACGTGCTCTCCCCGAATATCCGTGCCATGCAGCACGCGATCTGCCTGATTCTCCTCGGGCGTTGCCCAGCGAAGGTTGTCGGCGTGGTTGTTCAGGAAGTTGCCGTCACGATGTGCGGCGTGGAAGCGTGGGCTTGGTTTTGGACCGTGGAAAATCCGGCAGATGAGAACGTGTATACGCTGCGTCTGTGGCCTGCCATCATCGGTCATCAACGTGACGATCGGCCTCCCTGTTCCGTCGTAGCAGACGTGCTTGAGGATTCGCTTCGTCTGACGGTTTCTGACTGCACCATCGCGCCTCGCTTCGTACTTGTTGAAGCCTGGAACCACTACCCAATCCTGCATAAGCCTCCGTCGCATTATTGTTCGCGCCGAGAATTGCAGGAAGAAAACACGAAGTCAACGACTTTGTTCATGTAGCTTTATTCTCGCCGTGCTGGTTAGTTGACTGACTCGTTCGGCAGGGCTATGACAACCCCGTGCTCAGCCGCCCACGCTCGAACCCTCTCCAGGTACACCTCGAACTCCATCGTCGAGAGTTTGGCAGTTGAACCCGGTCCCTTCTGCACCTCCCCATCAGGAGTGACGAAGATCTGGGCGAGTTTGCCCACCCGCAGTTTCAGGAACTCGTGAACGTCATCGCCGTCCACGTAGTTTCCGTGCTCCCGGAACATTTCGGTGATCGCTGGGATGACAACACCCCAGTAGTAGCTGTTCTGGTTCAGGCTCCGCCGGCGCTTCTGCTCCCTCAGTGTGAGGATGAGGCGCTTGTCACCGGCCTTGGACACTGCGTCGAGAAATCGATGCAGCACCGAGGTGGGAGGCTTGCCGTTCTCTGGCTTGAAGGGGAGTTCGAGGAGGTCCGACATGCTCAGAACGGGATCTCGTCGTCGAGAATTTCAGGAGCCGGACTCTTTGCCTGCGCTTTCGGTTCCTCACGTTCCTCCGACACACGGTCTGCTGAGGAAAGAAGCTGGAGAGCGCCCCCAAAGGCAGGGAGTACGATTTCCGTGGTGTAGCGGTCCTGGCCTTGGTTATCCTGCCACTTCCGGGTTTGCAGTGTGCCTTCGAGGTACAGCTTCGTCCCTTTCTTGACGTACTGCTCGGTGATCTTCACCAGCCCTTCGTTGAAGATGCTGATCTTGTTCCACTCGGTCCGCTCTTTCCGCTCACCGGTGTTCTTGTCCTTCCAGGTCTCCGAGGTGGCGACCGTCATCGAGGCGATCTTTCGCCCGTCTTGGGTGGTCCTGATTTCCGGGTCTTTACCCACGTTTCCGACGAGGATTACCTTGTTTACGCTTCCAGCCATATTCACTCCTTTGTTCTGGCGGTTTTCTTCACGGCCTTCCAGCCGAGCTTCGGTTCAGGGCGCTCGATTCGCGCCCAGTTCGGCCTCTCGGACTCGGGCAACGACTTGAGGTGCTCACCGATCTCCTTCAGCATGGGCTTGCGCTCCATCTTGCAGAACCTGTCCGGCACGGCCTCTGGGTCTTCGACCTTAACGGATTCGCGGGTGGCGCCATATCCGATTTTGAAGTCCGTCACCTCGCCGGGCAGGATGACCTCGTATTCCCCGGTTTCCTTCATGAGGGAGGAGATTTCCCGCAATGCGTCCCCGGCCTCGAGTCGTGCCTTGGCCAAAATGCCTTTAGCCCTCTCCTCGGCCTTCGACAGTTCCAGCTTCGCTTCCTGCTCGGCTTCCTCTGCCTTCAGGATCTTGGCGAAGGCGGCCATCATTTTCTGCTCGTGTTCCATGCGCCCTCTCAGTACGGAATACTGTCGCCGTTGAGGGGATCAGCCGGTTCTTTCTTGGCAGCCTCTACCGTCTTGGGCTTCAATGCCTCGGCTCGCTCGTTCTGTGCCTTAATGATGCGGTTGAAGGCATCGCGGTCTGCCAAAGAGCCGCTCGACTTGAGCGCGGACCGCTTCGCCGCTTCGAGGTCTCGCAAATCGTGGAGGCGAGCCACGGAATCGGCTTTTCCTATGGCATCCACACAGTTCGTGACGTACTGCTCCAGCGCCTCGATGGTGTCGAACACGTTGCTGACCTTCTTGGCTACCTCGTGCGTTGTGCCGTCGGCGTCGTTATCTCCCTCGGTGGGGATGCAGAACGTCTGGAGGCAGGCATACTTGTACGCAGCGGACATGGCTTTGTTGGTAGCCTTGTCAGCCATGTCCATCGCCTCTCCAAAAGTCTTGACCGTGTGCTTGGAGCCATCAGCAGCGCTCACGAAGTCGAACTCGGCCTCCACCACGACGTTGAACAACGGGGTGTTGCTCTTGCTCATCCGTTCCTTTAATTCGCGGGAAAGAACACGGGGAAGGATGCAGAGGCCGGCCTCGGAGAGGTGTGAGGCGAGCGAGTTATACAGGTCGTCGATGCCCCGGAATGCGTAGCCCTGTTCTTTGTTCTTCCGGTCCTTACCGATGCCCTCCCTTGCGAGCGCCGACTGCACTTTGGCAATAGCCATGTACACGTTCTTGAGTTTTGCGTCCTTGTCTTCTGTCATAACACCTCATCACTGTTGACATTGCAACCAAACTGTGACAAGTGTTAGCACGACAAAACGGCAAGCGCAAGAGGGAAAATGCAACCACATGACGATTTATTTCTGCTGAAGGCCGCGCTTAGGATTGCTGGCGGTTACAGAGAACTTCAGAGGCGGACGAGCGTAACTCGGCAGGTCTATTGGAGGTTGCTTGAGGGAAGACAAAAGAACCTCAACGAAGCCACCCGCCAGAGGTTGCGGGAGTTCATCGGTGGCTAACTCCTGCAAGCAACTCCACCGCGCGTTCATCAAGCGGGGCATGACCGACCGGGACGCCTTCTACGCGCTCATCGACCACTTCAACGAGCAGCACTGGCACGACCGCAACGCCTACCACAAGCGGATCAAGGAACTTGAAGCGAAGGTTGCCGCACTGGAGGCCAAGTGCGGACAGTCCTGACGCTCCCCTTTCCCCCCTCGGTGAACAACCTTTTCGTGAACAACCCGAAGACCGGAGGGCGGTTTGCGAACGAACGGTACAAGGCATGGCAGACAGAGGCTTTGAAGGCCATTCTTTCCCAGCCACACCGCTACCATCGGCACACGGAACCCGTGGAGGTGACCTACACCTTCGGCAGGCCTGACCGTCGCACCCGCGACCTGTTTAACCTTGAAAAGGCCCCGAGCGACTTCCTCGTCAAGCAAGGCATCCTTGCCGACGACAGCCTCATCCACCGCGGAACCGTCCTCTGGGGGGACGTCCGGGGGGTACACATCGAAATCAACACTTTAACCACGAAAGGACCAACACCATGAAGTATTTTACGACACTGCTGATTATTCTTACCGCAACCCCCGCTCATGCAAATCTGGCATGCGGTATCCCACCTATTCCACCCATCGGTTGCAGTCGAGACCAAGCCATCTGCCTTTGTAACGACTACGGAAACTGCGAGTGGGTATTCATGTGCAGGTAGTGCTTGCCAGATTCCCCAGCACGCGCTAGTGTCGGGTGAGTACCGCAAGGTATCGGGGGCGGGTGTTGCAACGCCTAGGCTTGTCTATCCTCGTCGGATATGGCCGCGCCCCCGTTAATTTCACCGACGGGGAGACGAGGTCACATGACAAAATCACCAGCGTTCCAGTTCTACGCCAAAGACTGGCTTTCATCATCAAACATTGCCCTGATGCCGCCCGAATACGAGGGGGCATACATCCGCCTGCTCGCATACTGCTGGGACTCCGGAGACTGCTCGCTGCCGGACGAGGACAGGCAACTCGCCATGCTCTCTCGACTCGGCGAAGGGTGGTTCAAGGGTGGTTCAGAGGTGCTTCGAAAATGCTTCATGCCGCACCCACGAAAAGCTGGCTATCTGACCAACAAAAGGTTACTCGAAGAAGCACAGAAACAGGAAAAGTGGAGAGAGAAATCGGCTGCCGGAGGCCGGGCGAGTGCAGCTAAGAGGTCTGAACAGTCTGAGAAATTGAGGGGTGGTTCAAGGGTGGTGGATACGGTGGTTGAACCAAAAGCCAACTCTTCTTCTGCTTCTTCATCTGCTAATAGTTCAGTACCTAAAGGTACTTCACTTCCTACCCCCAAGCCCCCTCCGAAGTACAGCGATCAGTTCGAGGAGTTTTGGGCCATCTACCCACGCAAGGATTGCAGCAAAGCAGATGCGTATACGGCCTACAAGAAGCATGTCACGGAGGAAAATCATGGACGAGTTATCAACGGTGTTAGAGAGTTTTCGCAGTACGTTGCAAGAGAAGGCGTTGAAAGACGGTACGTCCCTCACGCCTCAACCTGGCTCGGTGGCCGCCGGTGGGAATCTGATTACAGCACAAACCCGAAGCGGGGAAGCGAGAAGCAACGAGCCGTCGCCGTCTACGCCGAGATCATCGCAGATCGGAACGCCAAAGCGCATCAGGGATTGTCTGGACAGCCAGAACCAACTGAGCATTCTGCTGGCCCAATGCTTCCTGCTCCAAAAGGGCTATGGTGAGAGAGCCGACGACGCCAAGGCACGGGACGCTGGTTTTCAGTGGATCCTTGGCGAGTACACCATCGACCAAGTGAGAAAAGCGTTCGAGCAGTACATCCGCCGCAATGCCGACATGCCCGCCCCCGCGGACATCGTCAACATCATCGACCCGCCACCCCCGAAGATCGACTGGCCCCTCTACGTGAGCCTGAAGAAGAAGGTTCGTGACGGCAACTACTACCTCAGCTTGGACGAGCGGAAGTTTATCAAGAACTGCGAGGACATCGCCATCTTGCGGCAGCAAGGAGAGGTCGCCGATTACCACAGGGCAAGGAATGCGCTCGATGACGATGACTGACCTTGCCGGCCTGAAATGGGATGAACTGTCAACACTCGCCCGCCGTAAGGGCACGGACAAGCAATTCCGCCGCTGGGTCAGTTTCCAGCCGTCCTGCATCTCCAACCGGTACAGCGAGTGGGTTGACGGAATCGGCAGGTGTGAAGCCGCGCACGTCAGGCGCACGTGGATGGGCAGCGGCACGGGGAAGAAGGGCGAGTTCTGCTGCGTACCCCTGACCCGCGAGGAGCACCAGAACCAGCACCAGTACGGGGAGGACTACTACGCCCCGAAAGAGTGGTGGGAGCGGCAGGCCATGAAGTACCTCCGCCTGTGGCTGAACACTTAGTGGTTGCGCCTCAACATCTGGTGTGGCAGACTCAGCCCGAACAGCTACAGGTGGGGAGCATGGGCGATACGGACGGGGATTCGCGGTATCACCTGCCGCCGGTTAGGGACGGCAAGCCGGAGGTTCTAACGGGACGGCGCAAGGAACGCGGCGATGTCGTTGCCGTGGAGGGCGAGAAGGGCGGCCGGGAGTTCCGCTCGCTGGATGCCCCGCTGGAGTACTACATCGCCCGCGGGGTCATCACCGCACCGCAGTACCGGGCTGGGATTCGCCTCCACGCCCTGTGGCTACAAGCCCAGCCAGCCGGTCACTCCCAGGTGCAGTACGAGGAGGGCGACGGGGGAGGACAGACTCTGTCGTTCGTCCCCCCGGGTTTCGGAGCGGTGGAGTACCGCGAGGCGATGGCGGCCATCTCTTGCCCAGATGCCCGGCGTGTGGCCTTCGCCGTGTGCTGCGAGGGGTATCACGCCAGCGAGACCGTAGCGACCGGCAGCAACCGCACGAGGAGGCGGATCGGCAGCAAGCTCCTTCAGGACGCTTTAGACGACCTCGTGGGTCACTTCGATTTCCGCTAGACAGTTTGGCCGTCGCGTGGCATAGTGAGCGCACAATCAGTTCGTGTCACCTCAGAAAGAGCATCCCATGGCAAAGACCACGAAAAAAGGCAAAGGCGGAAAGCGCGGTTGCTAAACCCCTTTCGCGTCGCCACCTGCGCTCGCGTCATCCTCGACGGTGATTGCGAGGCAGGTGCCGAATTCACCGCGGAGGAGATCAGCGAGGCCAAACTGCTCTTGGCTAGGATGGCCGCTGAAGCCTCCGCCCAGACGATGAACGAACCGCATGTCGAACACTAAACTCACCCCGAAACAAGAGAAATTCTGCCAGAAGTACATCGAGCTGGGCTGTGCGACGAAGGCCTACTACGCGGCTTACGACGCCAAGGGCTCGAAGCCGATCACGGCAAATCGGGCGGGTAAGGCATTGCTGGACAACCCCAAGATTGCCGCTCGCGTGCGTGAGCTTCAGCAACGCGCCCTCAAGCGGCATGACGTGACCGTTGACTCGATCACCGCCGAGCTGGACGAATCCCGCAAGTTGGCCACAGCCGACAAGCAGCACTCCGCCGCGATCTCGGCAACGATGGGCAAGGCGAAGCTGCACGGACTGATCACCGACAAGGCCGAGGTTACCGGCAAGGACGGCGGTCCGATCGAAACGAAGTCCACCGTGACCATGACCCCGGACGAGGCCTACCTGAGGATGCTCAACGGCAAAAAGTAAGAGGCCCGCTTGCAGATCGACTGGAAGAACCCCGACTACCAGGCGGTTTATCGGGAGCGGGTGAAGATCCTCGAAAACATCCGGTCGCAGCCCGAGATACTGCCGGCGCTGAAGCAGTACTTCAGCACCCACCCGGTCGAGTTCATCAACACGTTCGGGATGACCTTCGACCCTCGCAACGCCGAGGTGGGGCTGCCGACCACGGTCCCGTTCATCCTGTTCCCGAAACAGGCCGAGTTCGTGGAGTGGACGATAGCCCGCTGGCGGTCACGCGAGGACGGCCTGGCGGAGAAGTCCCGCGACATGGGCGTGTCATGGCTCTGCGTGGCCATCGCGGTCTGGATGTGGCTCTTCTGCCCCGGGACGGTCATCGGCTTCGGCTCCCGCAAGGAGGAGTACGTCGACAAGATCGGCGACCCGAAGTCGCTGTTCTGGAAGGTCCGCCAATTCATCGCCCTGCTCCCCGTCGAATTCCGCCCGGTCGGCTGGGACGAGAAGAAGCACGCCCCGCACATGAGGGTGCTGAACCCCGAGAACAGCTCCGCCATCGTCGGCGAGGCCGGCGACAACATCGGGCGAGGCAACCGAACGAGCATCTACTTTAAGGACGAGAGCGCCTTCTACGAGCACCCCGAGGCCATCGACGCGGCGCTGTCCCAGACCTCGAACTGCAAGATCGATGTCTCCACGCCTAATGGCAACGGCAACGCGTTCTACCGGAAGCGGCACGGCGGGAAGATTCCCGTGTTCTCCTTTCACTGGACGCAAGACCCGCGCAAGGACGAGGCCTGGTACCGGAAGCAGCGGGATACGCTCGACCCGGTGATCGTCGCCCAGGAAATCGACATCGACTACAACGCCTCGGTTTCCGATGCGTGGCTCTCTGGCGAGTCCATCGCCGAGGCTCAGCGTAACGGCCCGGCCAACGTCGAGGCCATCGGAGACTGGGTGATCGGCGTGGACGCTGCCCACTTCGGCGACGACGAGAGCGTCGTCCACCGCCGCCGCGGACGCCTGAGCCTGCCCCAGAAGACCTACAAGGGGCTGGACGGGATCCAACTCGCAGGCGCTATAGAGGAGGAGTGCAGGCAGCTCGAGGATGCCGGCGGAGAGATGGGCGCCATCGTCATCGAACTCGACGGCCCCGGCGTCTCGTGCTTCGACCAACTCCGGAAAGGCCCCTACCGCGACAAGGTGGTGGGCATCCACACGGGTCAGAGGCAGTCGGACGGCAAGAACTACAACCTGAAAGCCAAGCTCTGGCGCTTAGCGAAGGAATACCTGGATCAGCCGCCGGTGGTGCTGCCTCCGGACCCGGAGCTCAAGGCGCAACTCGCATCGGTCAAGTACCAGTACAAGGATGGATTGCTGCTCATGCAAAGCAAGAAACAGTACAAGTCGGTCTACGGGAAGTCACCCGACCGCGCCGACGCCTTCGTGCTGACGTTCGCCGCGAGGGAGAAGGCGAAGCCCAAGGCTTCCGCCCGACCGTACATGGGCGGTCAGTTCGGCTGGATGGGGGCGTAGGTGGCGAAGAAAACCCCGAAGCCAAGCAAGAAGGCGTCCGAGGACGTCGTCGCCACCGCCCGCAAGCGGTTCGAGGCGGCGCTGGCGGCCGAGACCGACAACCGGAAGAGCTACGCCGACGACGTGAACTTCTCCTGCACCGACGACCAGTGGCCTGATGAGGTGAAGCGGCTCCGAGGCCAAGACCGTCCGATGCTGACCATCAACCGCCTGAACGGTGTCATCAAGCAAATCGTCGGCGACTACCGCCAGAACAAGATCGCCATCAAGGTGCTACCGGCCAGCGGGGAAGCCTCGGAAGAGGTGGCCGACATCCTGGCAGGCCTTGTCCGCAACATCGAGCAGCAGAGCAACGCCGACGTCGCCCGCACCAGCGCCCTCGACTGCGCCGCACGCGGCGGATTCGGCTACTACCGCGTCATGACCGAGTACGAGGGCGAGGACAGCTTCGACCAGAACATCGTCGTCCGCCCCATCCACAATCCGCTGACGGTGTACTTCGACCCGTCCGCCCGGCTGATCACCCGCGAGGACGCCCGCTGGTGCTTCGTGACCGAGATGGTCAAGCGCGAAGACTTCGAGGCCATGTACCCCGACGCCGAACCGCAGGACTTTAACTCGGGCGACGCGGAGACGAACAACTGGAACACCGCCGATGAGGTGCGGGTCGCTGAGTATTTTGAGAAGGTGAAGTACACCGCCCGCCTCGGTGCGTTCAGCAACGGCATGGTGATGGAGATCACCGACGACAAGGAAATTGCCGCGCTCGCTTCGATTGGCGTCACGCTGGTCAAGGAACGCCAGGCCGAGAAGACGAAGATCGTCTGGCGGAAGATGACCTCATCGGAGGTGCTCGAGACCAGAGAGTACCTGATGCCGTACATCCCCATCATCCCCGTCTTGGGGGAGGAGGTGGACGTACAGGGCAAGGTCGTGCTCCGCAGCGCCATCTACTACGCCAAAGACGCGCAGCGGGCGTTCAACTACTGGCGCACCGCGGCCACTGAGTCCGTGGCGCTGGCATCCAAGGCTCCCTGGCTCCTCACCCCTGAGGAAATAGAGGGCTTCCAGGAGCAGTGGGCGAGGGTGAACACCCAGCCGATGCCGTACCTGCTCTACAACCGCGGCGACGGCGGTGGGATGCCGCAGCGGAACGACCCGCCGACCGTCCCCATCGGCGAGCTGGCGCTGGCGAACAACGCGAGCGATGACATCAAGGCCACGACTTCGATGTACGATGCCTCCCTCGGGGCGCGCGGCAACGAGACCTCCGGCAGGGCCATTCTCGCCCGCCAGCAGGAAGGCGACACGGCCACCTACCTGTTCGTCGACAACCTAAAGAAGGCCGTCGAGTACGAGGGCAAGGTGATCCTCGCCTTCATCCGGCTGGTGTACGACGCCGAGCGCGTAGTGCGCGTCCTCGACCTGGAGGGCAAGCCCTCGACCAAGGTGGTGAACCAGCGGGTGTACGACCCCATGACGGGCGTGACGCAGGTGCTGAACAGCCTGACGGTGGGCAAGTACGACGTCATCGTTTCCACTGGCCCGAACTTCGCCAGCCAGAAGATCGAGATGATCAACGCCCTCCAGCAGGTGCTTCCGAACCTGCCCATCGTCGGCCAGGTTGCCCCCGACCTCATCGTGCGGGCGCTGCCGTTCCAGGGCATGGACAAGGTAGCCGAGCGCATCGAGCGGGCGTTGCCCCCGAACATCACGGGCGAGGCCGATTCGCCCGAGGCGCAGGCCGCCCAAGCCCAGCAGATGCAGATGCAGCAGCAGATGGCCGAGGGGCAGATGAAGGTGCAGCAGGCGAAGTCCGAGGCGGAAGTGATGAAGGCGCAGGCCACGATGGTCAAGGCGCAGGCGGACGTGGCGAAGGCCACCCAGCCGCAGGTTGTAACGATTCAGTAGCGAGGTTTTATGGTTGCGTTAGGAAATCCGGGCGATTTGGTGTGGCCCGCAGCAGGGCTGGAGTCGCAGGCGATGTCCCTGAACGGTGGGACGCTGTGCGGGTTCTACATCCCCTCCGGCTTCGCCGGCACGACATTCAAGGTTAAAGCATTTCAGGGCGAGAACGACCCGACGGGTTCCATCGTCATCGACTCCACCGGCGCGGACGTGACGTACACCGTGGCCGCCGGCAAGTTCCTCAGGGTTGCCCCGTCAGACTTCGCTGGCATCCGTCGCTTTTCTCTGGTGGCGGGTTCGTCACAGGCGGCAGGCACGGTCGTTGACGTGGTTTCTCGGGAGATCGCGTGAGCCTGCTGTTCTTGCTCGGGGCGAAGGGGGGGCGCCATCGGCTCCGCCTGCGTACTACAACCCCGGCATTTCTGGGGCCACGCCTCTGGCCGTGTACTCCCCGGTCATCAAACGCTCTGGATACTCAGGGAAGGCGTTCACCGTCAGGAACAGCACGGACACCGCCTCGCTGGACATCAACTTCCTTGCTAACGGAGTTGCGGATTTTGCTTCTGCGGATGCGTTTGACCCCTTGTGGCGCTGCATTGAGCTACCCGATTCCATCAACACCTACAATCTCGCTCCTCGCTCCTTTGCCTTCGCGCCAGTCAACTACGGCTTTAGCCTCGGAAGCAATCGGGCGATTACGTTTGATAACCTTGCGAACCGCGATTTGCAGAACGCTACGTTACCTGTCACCCAAGTACGCAACTGTACCATCATTGATGTGATACGCCCGTGGTCCAGTCACCGAGGCCAGCGCATTTGGGGACTTGGTGCGGTCACTTCCACGCTCAACGTGGACCTGCTCACAAACTCAGGCTTCGGCCCCGGATACCAGATGAGCGCCGCCGCCCAGCCCTCCGTCCTTGCCTACGTGACGAACGGCGCCGGAAACCGAAGGCTGGTGCAAAACTCTAGGGTTTCGAGCGTATCTTCCGCCCCCACTTCCGCCGCTGCGACCGGGATTATCTTTGGTAACAACGTGGCGGGGAACAGCACAGGTCGTTATGAGCTGGTTGCCCGCGTGGTGTTTGATTCCACGTTGAACACCACGCAGCAAGCCGCCGAGATGGCTGAGGCGGCGAGGGCGTTTGGCGTGAGGACGGCGCAGAGGCCCGCCGTTTTGATGTTCGGAGATTCCATCACCCAGTGGAACCCGAATGCAAGCAACCTTGTTAACCACTCATGGGCTTACCGGCTGGCGGACGCTTACAACTCCACCCTGGATTTCTACAATCTGGGCAGCCTCGGTCAGACGGCTAGCGGCATGGTGGCCTCTACGTTCAACACCCTCTTGGACCGCGCATTCGTGACCGGACAGCGCAACGACTGCATCATTGCGTACGGCACGAACGATTTAGCTGCCAATGCAACCGGGGCCACGGTCTACTCGAACCTGATTACGCTAGTGGGACAGGCCAAGACGAAGGGATGCACCAAGGTTGCGTTGCAAACGCCCGTTGTTCGCGGCGCGAGCTTTAGCGGCGGCGCTACGGCATTGAGCTTCGAGACGGAACGGCAGGCGCTTCGCACCCTTATGCTTGCTGGAGTAGGGGTAGATTTTGATGTGCTGATCGACGTAGGTGGGGACGCAACTTTGGGCAACTCCGCCAACGCCACCAACGCGGCAATCCTCTACGACTTCATCCACCCGACCAGTTCATCATACGACATCTATTTCAACAGCTATTATAACGCGGCCATTCCCACTCTGACGACGTAGCACTTCGACAGCAACGTGAGCTTGAACGCCTGACCCAATTCCCCCACCCGGGGCAATCCGTACCCGTGCGGCATCACGGGGTATCAATCCTTACCGGAAGGTATGACATGACTGAAGAAGCGACTCCGGTCGCGGCGGCTCCCGCTGCGCCCACACAGGAACCGGCGGCTCCTGCACCCGAAGCCACCGAACCCAAGGCTGAAGCCTCGACCGAGGCCGCAGGCGAAGAATCAGCCCCTTCGCAAGAACCCGGCAGCGAACCGGCCGACGAGACCAAGCCCAAGAAGAAGGGCGGTGGGTTTCAAGACAGGATCGACAAACTGACCCGCGACAATTACCTCCTGAAGGCCCAACTCCAGCAGGCGCAGGCCAAACCTGCCTCGCAGCAACCCGGCCAACAGACTGCTCAGCCCGGTGAGGAGCCGAAGATCGAGCAGTTCAACACCGTGGATGAATTCGTTTCCGCACACCGCGAGTGGGCGACAAACGAAGGGAAAAAGCAGGCCACCGAGGAGGCGAAGAAGCAGTTTGAGCAGCAGCAAGCCGCCGAGAGGCTGAAGGCCATCAAGTCTCAGATGGACGCACGCGAAGCCCAGGCGAAGGCGAAGTACAAGGACTACGGCGAGATCGTAGAGCCGTTTGCCCCCATCCTGATGGGGAATCCGGTCATTGCCGAGTACGTCGCCAGCGAGGAGATGGGGGCGGAGGTGGCTTACCACCTCTCCAAAAACCCCGCCGTCCTCGATGAGCTGAGCGGCCTGAGCGACTTCGCAGCGGGTCGGAAACTCCTCGAACTGGAGGCACGCCTGAAGGCTCCGCCTCCGCCCAAGCCCGTAACCAACGCGCCCGATCCCATCAAGCCGGTTGGCAGCGCCGCCGTGGCAGAAAAGTCCCCCGAGGACATGCCCATGGAGGAGTACGTCAAGTGGCGCAAGAAGAGCGGGAAGCGTTAATCAGAAAGGACTAAACCATGCCCAATACTTTACTTACCGCCTCCGTCATCGCCAAAGAAGCGGCGATGATCCTGGAGAACAGCTCCGTCTTCGTCGGCAAGATGACCACGACCTACGAGGAGGAGTTCTCCACCAACGTCAACGGCTACAAGAAGGGTCAGACCGTCAACGTCCGCCGCCCCGCTCGCTTCACCTCCACCACGGGCGCTAACCTGGCGGTGCAGGACGCGACCGAGACCTTCATGCCGCTGACCGTCTCCACCCAGCGTCACGTTGACGTCCAGTTCTCCAGCTACGAACTGACCCTCCAGCTCGAAGACTTCAGCGAGCGCATCCTGAAGCCCGCGCTGGTGCAGTTGGCGAACGACATCGATTTCGATTGCATGTCGCTCTACAACACCGTGCCCAACTTCGTTGGCACCCCCGGCCAGACCCCCAACAGCTACCTGAGCATCGGCAACGCGTTCAGCCGCCTGATGGACAACTCCTCCCCCACCACGGGCCTGTCCACCATGCTGAACCCGGACGCCGCCATCTCCATGGGTGACGCGTTCAAGGGTCTCGGCCGCCCTATCTCCGACGAAGCCATCGAGAAGGGGATGATCGCCAAGCTGATCAACAACGACGTGTTCATGACCCAGAACATCCGCAACCACACGGTGGGTGGTCTGGGCGGCACGCCGCTGGTGAACGGCGCGAGCCAGACTGGCACCTCGCTCATCACCGACGGCTGGACGGCAGCCGCTGCGAACCGCCTGCGCCGTGGTGACGTGTTCACCATCGCCAACGTGTTCGCGGTGAACCCGCTGACCCGCCAGAGCACCGGCAAGCTGGCACAGTTCGTGGTGACGGCTGACGTCTCCTCGGACGGTTCGGGCAACGCCACCATCCCCATCTTCCCGGCGATCACCACCTCGGGCGCGTACCAGACGGTCACGGCTGCCCCGGCGGACAACGCGGCCATCACCGTGCTGACCGGCGCGGCCACGACTGCCTACCCGCAGAACCTGATGTTCCACAAAGGGGCATTCGCGTTCGCCAGCGTGCCGCTGGAGAAGGTGGACGGCGCGTTCTACGCCCAGGAGCGCTACAAGGGGCTCTCGGTGCGTATCGTCCGCCAGTACCAGATCAGCACGGACGTCCAGCCCTGCCGTATCGAGGTGCTGTACGGCTACGCTCCGATCTACCCGGAACTGGCCTGCCGCATCACCGGCTAACGCTAACGGGGGAGCTTCGGCTCCCCCACCTTTTTGGAGACCGACATGACCCGACAATTTCCCACCTACGACAACCCGGTGATGGTGTACACCGCGAAGAACGAGTACGCCGTCATCCCCCAAGAAGAGCTGGATTCCGCCCTGGCGGCCGGCTGGTTCACTGAGCCGCAGTCCACCGATGTCGTCACAGCCTTCCTCGGAGAGCTGGTGTTCGAGCCGGTAAAGGAGAAGCCCAAAGGCAACGAAACCCCTTCGCTGGACAAGCTCAACAAGGCCGAACTGCTCGCGAAGGCGGCTGAACTCGGCCTCGAAGTGACGGACAAGCAAACCAAGGCCGAGATCGTCGAGGCGATCCTGGCCGCTGAGAAGAAGGAGTAACCCACATGGGATTTCAGTTAAACGAAGACCGCTGGAACGAGCTGACGCTGAGCGTGAACACCGCTTCCGTCGGCGCTAACACCACCGTCGAGCGCACCTTCACCGTCCCCGGCCTGCGCGTTGGTGACTTCGTGATGGTGAACAAGCCCTCCCACCAAGCGGGCCTGTTCATCGCCAACGCCCGCGTATCCGCTAACGACACGCTGGCGATCCAGTTCGGCAACAACACCGGCGCTGGCATCACCCCGACCGTGGAGACCTACCTTGTGTACGCCCTGCGGACGGAAAAGACCTACACCCGCTTCACGGCCTAACCCGTGCCCACCGTAGCAAACGACCTCGTTACCGGCGCTCTCCGTGCAATCAGCACGGTGACGCCGGGCGAGCCGGTGGACGGCTCGGAGGCGGGAAACGCGCTTGCCGTCCTCAACCGGATGCTCAAGAGCTGGAGCGCGAGCAACCAGATGGTGCCGTTCCGCACTCTGGAGCCGTTCTCCCTGCCCGCCGGGGTTGGCTCCCGCACCATTGGACCGGGGGCGCAGTTCGACACCGTGCGCCCGGACTACGTCACCGACGCCTTCCTGCGCGACGCATCGGGCTTCGACACGCCATTTGACGTCGGCATGACCAGCGGGCAATACAACGCCATCGGCCTGAAAACGACCACCGGCAGGCCCCGCCGTCTCTTCTACGACCCGCAGTTCCCTAACGGGGTGCTGTACTTCGAATTCACCACCGACGTCAGCTACACGCTGTTCCTCGAGTCCCTGAAGCCCGTTGCCCAGTTCTCCTCGCTTCAGGCCGCGCTCAATCTGCCCGGCGAATACGAGGAGGCCATCGTGTACCTGCTCGCCGGACGCCTTGCCGTCGAGTACGGGGTGTCGGTTTCCGACGAACTCGCCTACCTGATCAAGCAGTCCGAGAAGGTCGTCCGCCGGAAGAATGCCCAACCCGTGGCCGCCACCTTCGACATTTCCCTGCGCACCTCGCCCCTGTTCAACATCATCTCCGGCTAGCCCGTGCCCAGCGTCAAGATTCCCTTCTGCGGCCAGAGCTACTCCGACAAGACCCTTTCCGCCAACGCCCAGGCCTGCGTCAACCTCTACCCGATGGTGTCGCCCGAGTCCGGCCTGCCGGGGGATAAGGGACGCATCGTCATGTACCCCACGCCGGGGTATTCGCTCCTTTACGACATCCTCGCCTCCAGCGGCATCACCGGGGTGGGTGAGGTTCCCCAAGGTTCGTGGACACGAGGTTAACGGTGTAGACTCAGACCAAGGAGTCCGCCGATGCCTCGGAAGCGTTCGACGTACACGGCCGAG